AATCTATCATTGTATTATTATTCAAATGGTGGTGGTGTTGGTTTTGGTTCGTAAGGAATTAAATCAAGGTCTTTAACCCAAAGGTAATCAGGGTTTACACATTGCTCCATTTCCTCTATTGATATTACCCAATTATTATCTGCATCCTCAATTGGATTGAAGTACGAATCAGGAGCATACCATTGACCTACTAATTCGTTTTTTTGTGCTTGTGTTAAAAGTCCTACTTGTATCATACGTTTCTATTTAATGCTGTTTGATATGTTTGAACTGCTGTTGTTAAGTCAGTCATATTTTGACTTGTCAAACCATCTCCTATTGAAGCAAAGGCAGCTTCTTTGTTGTCATAATGCCCAGCGGGACTTCCCCCTATTCTAAACGTTTGATTAACTACGCCATCACTTGCTTGAGAAATGTCCGTTCTCGTGCCTCTAATCATTAAGGAATGTGTTGCACTTGCTGTTCTATTTGCAATAAAAAATCCTCTTGTATTAGTATTTGAAACCCCATCTTGATATAAGCTATTAACACCAAAATAAGTTTGACCTGCAAAATTTAAACTTAATCTCGTACCGCCTGTAACTCCATATCCCGAACTTGCCATTGTTGGAACTAAATTACTTCCACTTAATGTTCTTGAATAAAAAGATATATGTGTACTATTTTGACTTAAATTAGATGATGCGTTCAATTTAGTGTCTGCTATCGCATTCGTTCCATTAGGTAAAGCTCCCGTACTTGAATGAGTCCATCCACCACTAAACACTAATCTAAATGCCACATCAAGGTCGCGAGGGTCTTTAAGATTCCATTTGTGTTGCGAAGCTGTAGACCCACAAAACGGATAGATAGCCTTCATCTTAGTCCAAATGCTATACCCTTTCAAGTCAACTACTAATTGATTAATAGCACTTTGTTGAGTAGGGTCTGTTATTGAAGCCGCTGTAATAAATGCCTGTGCGTCTGCATCTGTTGAACTTGTCGGGGTAACCGTGTTTGAGTCAGCAGTTGCACTTCCTACAAAGTTAGTTGCCGTAACAGTACATTTAATTGATTGCCCTACGTCTGCAGTTACAAGTGTGTAAGTTGCATTTGTAGCACTTCCGATATTACTTCCGTTGCGTTTCCATTGATATGCATAAGTAGGTGAACCACTCCAAGTTCCAGTTGAACAAGTAAGCGTTTGACCTTCTTGAGCCGTTCCCGTAATTGCAGGAGCAACAGAATTAGAAGGTGCATTACCTCCGTCTATATCAGTAGCACCCGCCCAAGAATCTAAATGAGACTTACCCCAACCAACGTTGTTGTTTGAGCCTTGTCCCCACCCTATGTTATTATTTACTGAGCCATCGCCCCATCCATTGCTATTTGCCATAATATTAAGGATAAACTTTAATTTCTATTGTTGTACTATCAAGTAAAGCATTTGCTTCTGTATTTGTAGAAGTTGCAGTTGTTGTTATTTGTATCGTGTTATTGGTTTTTCTTGAGCCTACTACAGAACCTTTGTACACTCCCGAAATCAATACAGCAGTTTTATCTAATGTAAATGCACCCGTCAATGTTCCAATATAAGTACCTACACTATCATAAGTCCAAACCAAAGTGCCACCTAAAGTATTATCTAAAACTGTTGCAGTAGGTGCAGAAGTTCCCGTTTGAGTTAATAAAGCGACGTATTTTTTTGCTCCAAACCAAGATAAAGTTCCACTTCCATTTGTTTGTAAAACTTGTCCGTTTGTCCCGTCAGCTGTTGGTAGTGTATATATTCTTGATGTTATTATATCCGCAGGTGCTTTAAAGCCTACATAACTACTTCCGTTAGAAAGTAATTCCATAAACCTTAACTCAGAAGGCTGCGTATCATTACCACCTATTAAAACCGCTCCTGTTCCTGCAGGTTCTATTTTAATGTTGCCGTTTGAAGCACTTGTAATTTTATTACCGTTAACATCTAAGTCACCACCAAGTTGTGGCGAAGTATCTAATAAGACTTCATTTATTTCTGCGCCAGTAACGTACTTACTTGCAAAAGTACCACCACCCGTATCTTGAGCAATGGCAACTCTATCAGTAGAAGCAATTTTACTTCCTTTCGCCGTTAACTGACTTATCTTTACATTTGCCATCTATCTTTTTTAAATAAACGAGTAATTTATTAATATTTTCCTTTTTTGGTTTGTATGTCTTCATAAAGCTATATATTTAGTATAGTCTTTAATATGCTTTTGCTTTCCCATTAACACAGAATGAGAAAAATTTTCATAATTTGTTACCCATTCTAAATTTTCAACTCTATTATCACTTTTAATTCCATTAATATGATTTACTTGCTCTTTATTTAATGGATTTTCTATAAAAGCATCAGCAACTAATCTATGAACTAAATGTTTTCTTTGTATTCCGTCTTTTGCTATTGCTAATCTCAAATAACCTTTTTTAGTAATCCAAAATGAAACTAATTTATATTCTTTTGCAATATTAGAATATTTATTAATAAGAAAATCTACTTCCGTCTTTTCAACGTTTTCTGCGTTCTCAGAACTATGCTTGTAAACCCCTTTGTTCGCTATCGTATAAGCAGCATTTGGTAAGTATTCAACCATAGCCCAATAAATAACCATTGGTTTAACGTAAATTTCTAACAAGTCTTTGTAATCTTCAAAAGCAACTTCATTAATATCACCGTTTAAAATCAAAGTCTTAATCTTTTCTATCAACTGGGTCCCTAAATAATGTTCAATATGAATATCTTGAGCGATTTTAATAAACTGAATAAATTTATCCGTGTCTACGTTGCCATTTAAAGCCGTTAGACGAACTAAATCGTTACGTGTTATAAGTAATGCTTCTGCCATTATTGAAAGCGTTTATTAGTTGGTAAAAATCCATTGTAAGGCATATCTTTTGGAAGCGTTGAAACGAGTTTATCATTCTTTACTACATACCCGAGTTTTTCAGCTTTACGAACTGCCACTTGTTTAGCATTTGGTGAATTAACGTCTATACCTAATCCACTATCAAATTGTGCGTAAACTCGTTTATTCCATCTATGATGACAAGAACCACCGCCTTTATATAACCAAATTGAATAAGTATCCGTTCCATTCGGGCCCCAACCTTCATTAACTGCCTGATTACTCATTCTAATAATGTCTTCTTTACGATATATTTTATTTGAAGCCACCATTTTACGGCAAAATTCACGACTCTTTTGGGTTGTTTCCCCTGCGTAAACATAACGAGTAATAAATTTAATACCTTCTACTACCTCATCTTGTCCACTTTTTGAATTAGGAAATGCAGAACCCGTGCTAACTAAGTTAACTAATTTACTTAATAATGATTGTTTAGGCTCTTTAGAAAGCGTTTCGTTCTCTGAGTCGTCCGAATCATAGTCTACTGCAAATTCGTCTATTAGAATAGAGTTTTCGGGTTCGTCTTCGCCTAAATCAATTAACGCTTGTGCTATAACTGAATCTTTGCTTAACATCGTTCCAGTTTCTTCTGCAACTTGCTCTTCGGTTTGCGTATTTTCTAAGTCTGTAAACTCTAAAGGTTGTAAAGTTCTAAACGCCAACTTTAAAGATATTCCGTTATAAGCTAATATTCTATCTAAGGCTTCTATAATTGTATCTTGAAATGGCTTAATAACCATATTATCAAATAATACGCTTGAGTTTTTTAACTCGTCAGCATTCGAACTAAAGCCATTACTTGAAGCAATACCAAATAATAAAGGAGAAGTTACATTATGACCTAACATTATCTTACGTAAACACTCTTCGCTTAAATACGTGTAATGGTCTGGAGCATCATTCAATGGTATATCTTCAACCGTTGTTCGTGTTTCTGTATTGTCATTAAAACTTACAATCACTTTACGCCCTTGCGAACCTGTTAACTTACCTAAAACTTGACTTGAAATCTCATTTTGTTGCTCGGGTGTTGGAACTCCGTTATTAAAGTTTACAATCTTAGTTCCCGAAAACGAATTTTGAACTTCATTGATTAGGTAGTTAGAAACTTCCTCTTCTAACAAAGCATAACTTAAAGCCCCTTGATAATCAACATAGCTAAAATATTTCATTCCTAAGCTATATGGCTTAACATAAAGTATTTCTATTTCGTTGTTTGAATACCCAAAAGCACTTATTCGTTTAGGTGCAAACTTTTTAACGTCTTCCCAATTGTCCGAATAGTAATACGCTTCTATTTCACCTTCTTTATTGCACTTTTCAGGTGCTAAAAGTTGTACAGGAATATGATATGCTTTAAGAATCTTTTTATGGTCTTTAGAGTAATGAACTTGGATAGCACATTGTCCTAATGCTTTTAATTCAAATGTTAACTTACGCAAACAATCTTGATTAAATAAAGCCATCATTTGAGCGTACTCATTTGGCTTTTTATTAGCGTCTAAGGCAAATAGTCCACGTCCATAAATTAAACGGCTTATATTGTTTATAATTGCGTTATTCGTAGTAGAATTTTTATATCTATCTATAAGAAAATCAAAATATGAATTTGAATCACCATAAGTAACCCAATCTTCTCTTTTGGCTTCTACGACTTGTGGTGCTTCGTATTTAGCTAAGTTTAATATATGTAAGTTATTCATAAACTATAAATTCATTTGCCGTCGAATGTGACGTGTAATCACCATTATTAACTGAGAAACTAACTACAGGTTGGTCAGTACAAAAAACTTTACCTCTAAATACTAAATCACCATCATTTAACAATTCTACGTTATAGTATCTGTTTTCTGTTAAAGCACATTCGATTTCTATCTGTTGGTAATACCCTTTGCTTGTTACTGAGTTAATTGTAATAGTTTCGGGTGTGTTTGTGCTATCGTCCGTAAATATCAACTCATCAAACGTTACCGAACGTGGAACTATATTTAAGTTCTGCGGGTCTGTTGTTGTTGTTAATATGTTCATATATTATAAACGTTCAATTCGTGTTCTTGTTTCTTAAAATAGAAAAACCCCACCGAATTGGCAGGGTCTTAATCTATGGAGAAACAGAAAGTGTCTAAGAATCTACAATTGTAGCTCCGTTTAAAATTGTCGTAGCTAAATCGCTTTCAGAACTTGTATTTAAGAAGTTTGCAGGTAGGTTTTCCATTCCCGTAAACGTCAAAGAATACCCGTTAAAGTCACCCATTGCAGTACCCGAAGAAACAGTTCCTGCGGTTACGTCACATCCTCTTTGAAGACCTGCCATAAAAAATTGGTTCTCGCGTGTTCTAACAATAATGTGAGGACGTCCGTAAGCTAACAATTTAACCGTTTTATGCGTTGCAACGTCTTGTTTCTTTAATTGAACTGTTAATACTTGCTCAAAGAAAGTCGTTCCGTTGTCACGTGACGTTTGTATTGTTTGCTCAAATGAGTTAGCCCCTTTCAATTCAAATTTGTAAATAGTTGAAATATTCGCAATATCAGAAATTGTGTCCTCATATCCTGCAGCTACTGAGTAAGTAACGTCACCACCCAACGTTGAAGGGTCTGGGTTGAAGTCTCCAAAGTTCACTATGTAAATTGCGTCTAATCCTGAAACCCCTGATTTACAGGCTTCTAATCTTCCGTGTGCTATGTCGCAGCTCATATCTTTTTATTTTTTTATGTTTAACAAAAAAGGGTGGCGTTTATTTCACCACCCTTGTATTAGTTGTTAGTTTGATTAGTTAGCAGAATTTGTGATTCCGTAAGTAACTACGTCAGAAGCAAAACCATATTTAGCATCTGCAGAAAAACGCATAATTACTCGTACGTTTTGAGAACCATCCAAATCAGCCATATCCAATACTTTAACTTCGTTCATATCATTCATCAATCCTGTTGCGAAGAACAAGTTAGAAGTTTGAGAAAGTAAAGCAGTATTGTTAGCAAGTCCCGGTGCTAAGAAAACACGAACTCCGTCAAAATAAAGATTTTCTAAAGTTTGGTTTGTTCCTTTGTTGTCATAACCGTTTGCACCTACTCCTGAAGCAGCAAAACCACCTAATGCACGTACATACGCTCTGTAGATGTTAGAAGAAACATAAAGAGTTAAATCTTCTTTTCTGTAAAGAGCAGCAGGACAAGCATCGATGATTGAACCTAATTGAGCAACTACGTTAGAAGCGTTAACACCACCACCTACTGCAGCAATTTCTTGAGCAGAAGGTAAAGAAGCATCAGTAGTTAATTGTCTCATAATTCCTGAGAATTCACCTGCAGAAGCATTGTTACCATCCCATATAACTAATTCCATTTGTTGAGCAACTTTCTCAGCAGCGTGTGCAATTAAGAAGTCAGCAAAAGACTTAGGCAATACGTCGAATGCAGAGTAACCCATTTGGATAGCATCCCAATCAGAACGAAAATCTGATTTACACAATTGCAAGTTAACTTGGAAATACTCAGGCTGCAAAATACGCTCAGTCAAAGTAACTGTTGACGTTGGGTCAAAGTCACAAGTTGCGTTTTTAACAATTCCGTCAGTAGCTACTCGTTTGATAACTTGTTTGAACTTAACGTTAGGCATAATTGTAATTCCGCCTTTCTCTAAAGTTGGTGCAGACAATAAAGCTGCAGCAATGTACTTACCTGCGAATTCACCAGCGTAAGTAGTTGTAATTGAAGTTGTTGTTGGCATTTTTTATTTATTTAAAAATTATTGATTACTTATTTAATTTACTTAATACAGAATCCATTATATTACGTGGCCGCTTAGAAGCAATTTTAACTACTTCTATTGGATTCGTGTTTTCAGGGTTAAAAGAAATCGGTTTAGGCTCTTCGCTTAATTTAACTTCCGTGTTTTCCTCTATTTTGTTTAGTTTAGAAAGTTCCGCTTTCAAAGTTTCGTTTTCAGCTTTTAATGCTTCGATTTCTGAAAAGAAAGACTCTTTAACTACGCTTTCGATAGTTTTCTTTGGTGTTGGGTTTGTTGCTTCTTTAGCTTCTACTTCAACTTCCGTTTCAGTCTCAGGTGCTTCTACTTCTACTTCCTCTTCCATTTTCTCTTTCACTTCTTTAACGATACCTTCAACTTCGATAACTAAAATACGTCCATCTTCTGTTTCGTATTCACCAACTGGAACAGGTATCTTTTGGTCATCTTCCGTAACTACGAAAACTTCCATTTCAGGTTCGAATGCGTCAGCTTCTAAAACTGTTACACCATCCGCTAATTTCATTCGTTCAAGTTTTACTTCCATTCCTAAAAGAACTCGAACTTTGTTTAAGATTTGATTTGTATTCATTTTTGTTTTTATTTAATATTTATCTTTTAGTAAGCGCTTGAATAGTTGTTAAATATTTATCAGCTCGTCTAATTTTTTCTTGATAAAATATAACTGATTCTTTTGCTTGATTCATTACAGTATCCACTCCTAATTCTTTTGCTTTAACTTCAAAATCTTTAAATTGATTTATAATTGAATCATATTGCGAAGAAAGTTTTTTCATATCATTTGCCTTTGCTAAAATATCCATTTCTAAAGACAATATTTGACCGCCAATTTTTCCAGCTGTTTTTTGCAATTCAACAACT